CAGGCAGTATTGACATTGCTGCGGTACCAAACACGCCAAGCTCCTTATAAAACTTGTGCGCCTCACGGTAAAAGTTTGACTTAGCATACACATTAAGCATACTTTGCGTGGTATCATCACACCACCAGCGTACACCGTCTATCTCCGCTATATCATCATCTGGTACGTTAAGCTTCATCCATGGACGTGTTGGGCTTGTAATACCATTGTGCATACCAGCAGCAAACGTATTAGAGGCTATAACCGCATTAGTATTGATCATGTGAATGTCTCTACGCTTACCTTCGTTTGGTACATCTTCTTCAAAGAATCCCAGGAATGGATTGATATAGTCTCTTATTTCCTTCCAGTTCTCACGCCACCTGCTCTGTTGGTCAAACATTGACTTATGTATTCTGTCTAGCTCTGACTTTTTCATTGGACTGTCTTTGTTACCATCTTGCCATTTCATAGCATCACCTCTAGCCTAACAACGTTTTCTTGCTTACGTTTGCATCTGATAAACCACTTGAACCGCTTGATATATTCTGTTGATAACCTGCTGCTGCACGTTGCTTGCTTCTATCCTTTTGTTTAGCGGCAATTGCATCTTCATCGGTGCCAGTACTTGTTGCTGTTGGCGTTGGTGCTGTTGCTTCAACTTTTGGCGTTTTTGATAAGCACATGTTCTCACCTCTTTCTGTTTAGTGGATCGTATTTCTTGTTATTGTTTGTGAAGTACATGCCATTGCTATCTGCTTTGGCACGTAGCGTTGACTTCTTTTGTACTGGAAAGGCAAAAGAAATAGCGAGCGCATCAGCCTTGTTAGGGCTTGGTATGCCTCGCTTCTTCATATCTTTCTTAGATTCAATTTGTATCTTTCCATCCAATCTAGCAACTGTTTCGGGTCCTATCAAATCATTGTATAGCTCTTGATCCTTTGGTATTGCTCCACCATCTTTAAGCCAGTCACGCATCTGTTTCCACATATAAGCCCTAGCATTGAGGCAACCTATATCTTGTGACTCACCTGCGAACCATACTATCAACCAGTTCCTGCCCATCGTCTTACCTGCACTACGAATACCTGTACCGTAACCACCATCAATAATAACGGCATCCGCTTGTTCTTCATCTTCTATGTGAGCGATCATAGTTGCTATCTGCACATCATTATCGTTTTTAGGTATGCACCGTAGTATCTTAAACGCTAACCCTTGTCTCATTGCGATTACAAGCATGTCGTCACCCTCGGCAGCAGGGTCACATGTAATTATCTTAGGAGCAAAGTCATACTGTGTGCTATTTAAATGTTTGCCGAATGCTGTATCTACATCAGCTACAGAAATAAACTGTTTAACTGACATGCTTGGGAACATACCACGTACACGAACCTTAACAAAGTCACTGTCCTCTCCGTAATCGTCTACCCACTCTTGCAATTGCGCCTTGTTAGTCATTTTAACGGTACGTCCGTCTATTTGCTTTGCGTGCCATCTATTGCGAAACTTACCATTAACACTTTCTTTGAATCTACCGTTGTTACGAGTTGGATTACCAAAGCAACACCATATTATCTGCGTGTCTTTATCTGTTAATGCTCCTTCCGTAACCTCCCATATCCTATCATCAATCGCACTAGCCTCGTCCATTACAACTAAAATCCTCTTACCTTGATTGTGCAATCCAGCAAATGACTCAGTGTTATTGATTGACCAAGGGATCATATCTATGCGCCAGGTGCGTTCATGCTCTGGGTCAACACTATATATAGCTGTAGCTGTTAATTCAAAACAATCCTTACCTATAAATAGCCTGTACCACTTAGCTAACTCCGCCCATGTCTTAGTAATAAGCTGTTTTTCTGTATTAGCTGTTACAACTCCCTTGGTATCCTCATATGTAGCTATTGCCCACAGTATAATCCATGAAACTAATGCACTCTTACCAATTCCATGTCCTGATGCTATAGCTACCCTTATAACGTAAGAAACGGCTTCACCAACGTTCATTGTGCCAGCCGTAAGCCTATCTCCTATATATTGCAGTATCTCTTTCTGCCATTTGTCTGGTCCATCAAATGCAGCAAGCTCGCCTTCACCCCATTTAAAAGCAGCCTTGACAAATGCAAGAGGGTCATCGGTGTACGCTGCAAGGAATACTATTATTTGTTTAAGATCTGCTATTGGTCTAGCAATATGAATCACCAACTTCACCTAATATTTTACATCTCAATGTACGATAATTCGATATTATTGAATTATGAGAATCAACTTAAATTGCATAAAATTCATTCCATTTTTAAAAATCGCCATTATATGAATACAGTTGTTTTTGACATGTTAAAAACTTCATTCTCAATACACACGTACAAGCCTTATAGTTACTATAAAGCTTATGATAACGTATAAGTATTCCTACTATTTATAAGAGTAAGAGTTATGCGAGTTACGATATTGGATAAATTATTACTACTCTTTACAACATCCTATAATATAAATAATGCAAAAAGTAACTATCATACATCGTGCAGCAAAATCAATAATTCCTATGTCCATTACTTATTGCCTCTCTCCCTAGCAGCCTTAAGCTCATCAGCCAATCCACCATTGACAGTGATTTCAGCTTCAACTTTATCAGTAAACAATTTTAAATGCTTACCTAACATAGATAACGCATTATCCTTGCAATATAATTTAAATTTAAAACTACCATCTTTACCGCATGACACCTCTGAGATGTTTTTTGTATTAATGGTCTTACTATCCTTTATCTTCGTCCTAACATCACCAGTAACAGGATCATTAAAGAAATCTAAATAATTACTAATATCATCAAACGCAATTGCAGCAATCTCATTCAGGACTCTATCAGCAGTAATCAAGGTTCTTTTTTCCTGCTCCTCTAAGTGTTTATCGATCAATTCTTGTACCTTAACATTTGTTAACATTCTACTAGCTTGATTCTCCGCAGTCCTAGGAGAGTATCCAGCGCGTATTGCTGCTGCCTTACCATTTCTTGGTAACTCCGATATATATTCAGCAACAAACATTCTTTGTTGTGCATTTAATTCCGCCATACCTTAACACCTCCTTAACTAATTAAACCTAAAACTCTAATTATTTTCACTAAACATATTATAGATTTCTTAACATCATCTATGTTTGATTTATCATCTTTCATTATAGATTCTATTTCTATTAAAATTTGTTGTATGTTTTTATAATCATCCACATTAACGCTCCTCCATTAAAACCATAAGACAAGAAACTACCCAAAAGTAATTGCCTGTTTTACAACTTCAATAATAATTTAAATATATTTGATTTATGTGTTGACAGTGTTATCCCAACGTGATAATATATAGACAAGGGAACAAACACACCGCAGATGCAAAAAAGGTATCGGGTGCAAGGAGCGTATACCATGATTAAAGTAACTCGTAAAGGCGTAGATATCAAAGTGGAATATTACAACGACTATAATCAACGTGAAGGTGTAGCTACTACATTTTGTAAAGATGTTCAATCAGCAAAAGAGTTAACTGCAACTATTCGAAAAGCTATCAACCTTGATTGTGGATTCGTTAAGTGCCGTGCTTTATTGGAAGGTGACACATTATAATGCAAAAAGAAACTCGCCTCAACATACGCATATCAGACGAATTAAAATATAAATTTCTAATATGGTGTGAACATAACGGAACCGATCCAAGTCACGAAATGAGAAGATACATAACAATGTTAACTAAAGATATTAAAACGACTAAGGAGTGTTGAAAAATGAAAGGCAATGAATACTATGATAAGATTAAATCTCATTTCATTCCCGGTGAAATAATTAAATCCTACGGTTGTTATGATATGGTAATCGAATTAAATATAGGAGACTCTAAAATACATTGGTCTGATTGGTCTGTAACTGTTCAAGCTGTAAAACTAATAAATAATGAATGGGTAAACGATGCATCATTGCCACATAAAAGAATACATTGCACATATCCAAAAAGAACCGTCTAAATGGCGGTTCTTTTTTATGCATACTGTGGGTAAGGATTTGCACCTTACATGCCGTTGCATGACTCCACTTAATCGACAATGGAGTTTCTGGCATTTGTCGCTATTGTGTCTACCTATTCCACCACCACAGTAATTTTATACATAAAAGCCGTACCATTAAGATACGGCTTTTTATTCTTTAGGGGCTTGTTTTAGTTCGCCAGCCTTTCGTGCGTCAGTTATACTTCCCTTATCACGCTGACTATTCAGTAATATTTTAAGCCCCAATTCGGTTTACCATCCACCGTAAGGATTCTATACAGCAGTCCTTTCATTTATTTGAAGAACAAATTACCATTCCTGCTATTAATAGAATAACACGTTATTT